GAGGATCCCCCCGATTACGTTTACTGGTTCTTCTGTACGACGGCACCAAGTAAAGTTCCGGAAACGATCAAGACCCGCTGCACCCCGATCAAGCTTAAGCCCGTGGGCAATGTCGACCTGCTGCGCCTGATCGCCGAGGTGGCCGAGGCCGAGGGAGTGAAGCCTTCAAAGGATATTCAACAGCTGATCGTGCAGGCGGCCAGCGGATCGGCGCGGCAGGCGCTGGTCAATCTCGGCCTCTGCCTGCGCGCCACCGACACCAAGCAGGCTGCCAAGCTCCTGCAGAGCGCGGCTGAGAGCGACGCGGTGAAGGACTTGTGTCAGTTTTTGCTCGCTCCAGGCTCGTGGGAAAAGGCCATGGGCATCATCGAGCGGCTCGATGACGAAAGCCCGGAATCGGTGCGCATCCAGGTGCTCAACTATATGGCGGCCGTCGCTAAGAACGGCGACGCAAAGAAAGCATGCGCCGTGCTCTCGATCATGGAGAATTTCGCCACCCCGTATGAGAGCTATGAGAACAGCGCGCCGTTGATCATCTCGCTCGGGCGCATTCTCTTCACCTGAGGGGTAGAGGGAGGGGGGATCCAAATGGTAGGGGGCAGGATCATCGAGGTTTACCGCCAAATCGGCCGCCCCGACACCCGGCTATGGTGCTTCGATCCCGGGAACTGGGACGAGTGCGCCATTTATGCCTTGATCGGCGATGCCCATGTAAAAGTTGGTGATGATCTATGGTGGCAGGGCTCCAAGGCGTACTGGACGCCTCTGGACCGTCATGTCACGGATCACACCTTTGAAAAGGTTGGAAACAGCTTTGATCCGCGTCCGCCGGCCAAGAAGCTGACAAGCTCCAGCTGATGTCGGATGTGCTCACCAAGCGCCCACCTGGCTTCTACTACAAGGGTATTACGCCGCCATGGGAGCCGGTTGAGGACGACGACGATGCCGACTATGTCTACATGGAACCCACATCACGAATGCCGGTTCCGCAGCGGGCGCCGCGCGTAAGCCACCCCGAGCTGGACGACCACGGCCAATGGTACCTGATGGCGCTGGCCTGTCAGCGCCACAAGGTTATGCGCCGCGATATCGAAGTTAGCTTTGTCGCCGATATGATAAGACAGAACGAGCGCCGGCTGCGCTCGATGTCGATCAACCAGGCGCAATGGCTCGCGGCCCTGCACCAACGCATTGACAAAACAATGAAAGAGTGACTATGCCCCAATACACCGGCGGAAAGGTATCATTCAGCCGCACCGTGCAACCCGTGCAATACGAATCCAAGAAAGCCGAGGTCGAGATCTCGTTCATCCCTGATGATGGCGAGGATGTAGAGGCTGCCCTGGAAGAGGCCGGAAGACTGGTTGTTAACCGGACGTTGGCCATGGTTGGTTTGAAACGGGTATCCGAATGAACATCGCCCCTCCCCGCCGCTTCGACGTCGACGAATTCAAAGCGAATCTTCGCATCGACAAGCACGCGCTCGATGACATGCATCAGGCCCAGCCGGAACTGCTGTTCGAGGTGTCGGAGAAGCTCACGCTGGCGATCTCGCGACGTGACGCGGCCAAGACAGCGCTGGCCCAGGCCGAAGCTCAGGCCGACGCTGAGATCCGCGAGAATGCGCGCACCAGCGAGGAAAAGATCACCGAGAAGAGCATCGAGGCCCAGATCAAGCTCGACGGTGATGTCATCAAGGCCCAGCGCACGCTGATCGATCTCAACCAGGAGGTGGGCATCCTGTTCGGCCTGAAGGAGGCCTTCGTCGACCGCCGCAACGCGCTCGACAGTATCACCAAGCTGTTCCTGTCGAACTACTTCGACCGCCTGCCCTCGCGTGGCGACCGCGAGCTGCGCGGCAACCAGGCCAGCGAAGCGCAAAGCGCGCAGTCCCGGCAGCGGCAACGCTTCGTGTCGCAGAGAGACCGCCCCAGCAGATGAATGATACAGTTAGATTTGGTATTGGCCTTGTCGGGGTGCTCGGGGCAGTGGGCGTCGTGGCGTATGTAATTGCGTACGCAGCCGGTAGCGGCTACTTCAAGGCGAAGTTTGAACACAACCGCAAGGTCATCAACCATTTGAAACACGACGCGCATGGCGACGCGCCCGACGATAGAGAGGATCCCCATGAATAAGATCAACCGCCCCACGACGGCGGCCCGCAAATTCGAATACCGCCCGCCCAGCCTGCAAAGCATGAAGGAACGGGCCGAAAACACCGGCCGCAAGTTCGACTCCATCTTCAAGCCCGGCTTTGACGTGTTTCGCCCCCGGGATGGCATCAACAATCTGCGCTACCTGCCCCCGACCTGGGACGACCCCACGCATTACGGCTACGAGGTGCACCTGCATTCGTTCGTCGGTCCGAGCAAATCGACCTACCTCTGCCCCGCGCGCATGCTCAATAAGCCGTGCGCCATGTGTGAAATGGCGGAGCGGATGGCCGCAGAGCCGGAGAACGCCAAGAAGCTGCAGCCGCGCACCGGATACATTCTCTGGATCCTGGACCGGAATGACCCGGAAGCGAAAACGCTCTACAAGCCGAAGCTGTGGCAGATGAGCTGGACCATGAACCAGGAATTCAACGTCCTGGCTTTTAATTCCAAGACCCCGGAGAAAACACTTTACATCGACAATCCCGATATTGGTTATGATGTTGCCTTCAAGCGTGAGGGCAAGGGCCTCAACACCACGTATCTCGGCCTGCAGATCGAGCGCGAGCAATCCCCGATCGCCGAGAACGATGACGACTATTGGGCCATCATCGATTTCATCCAGAACAATCCGATCCCGTCGGTGCTCAACTTTTATGACTACGAGCACCTGCGGAAGGTGATCACCGGCCAGGTGGCGGAAGTCGACGAAGACGAAGAGGACGACAATGGCAGCAGCCAGGGGGGCAACACCCGTGAAACGGAAGCAGGCAGTGCGCCGCGGCGGCGGGCGCCACCCGCCGACGAAGCCGCAACGGGGGACGCAGAAGAAGCGATCGACGAGGGTGTTGAGCGTCAATCAAATGGAAACCAGCCCCGCCAACGTTCGACGCGCGCTGCGGATCCTCCGCAAGACGGGTCACGTGAGCGTCCTCGACCTCGTGGCCGCCAGGAAGAAGACACCCCGGAAGACGACGAGGGGGAGACGCGGCGGCCGGCGCGCGCGCGGTAAGTAACCCCCAATGGAGTGGATCAGCGTCAAGGATAAACTGCCGCCCCGCCATCAGAATGTTTGGTGTTTTAATCGCACCGGGCATCAGTTCGAGGGGCGCATCTGCTACGGCATGCACGCGCCCTTCTTTACGTACCCACGTGGGGACGGCAATGCCTCGAACACGGCCCCGGCGTGGATCGATGTGACCCACTGGATGCCGCTGCCTGCTGCTCCGGGACGTTAGATGGTCGAACGCATCCGCTCCAAGGCGAAAGATCCCAAGCCCAGCGACCCGGGCGAAGGCGGGTCGTATTTTGCGCGCCCGAACCAGACCCTGACCATGATCCCGTCGGGGTCGAAACTGTTGGATCTCGCCTTGGGTGGTGGCTGGGCCAAGGGTCGCGTCTCCAACGTGATCGGCGACAAGGCCTCCGGCAAGACCCTGCTGGCGATTGAGGCCTGCAACAACTTCTGCCGCATGTTCAAGGACGGCAAGCCCTACTACCGCGAGAGCGAGAGCGCCTTCGACAAGCCCTACGCCGAGGCTTTGGGCATGCCGCTCGATCGCATCGACTTCGGCAGCAAGCCGTTTGTGGCTGTCGAAGACATGTTCGACGAGTTGAGTGACGTCACCAAAGAAGCCAAGCACGGCCCGATCTTCTACGTCTGTGACTCGCTCGATGCGTTGAGTGACCGCGGCGAGCTAGAGCGCGACATGGATGAAGGCTCCTATGGTGCGGCCAAGGCTAAGAAACTGTCCGAGATGTTCAGAAGGGTCATCCAACCGCTGGAAGACGCGGGGGTCACGCTGTTTATCATCTCGCAGATCCGCGACAAGGTCGGCGCCCTAGCATTTCAGCGCAAATGGACCCGCACCGGCGGGAAGGCCCTGGACTTCTACTCCAGCCAGATCCTCTTCCTGATCCAGGAGGGGCTTCATAAACGCGAGAAATCAGGCATTGAACGGGTGGTCGGTGTCAACGTCCACGCCAAGATGGAGAAGAACAAGATCGGACTGCCCTATCGTGAGGCCAACTTCAAGATCATCTTCGGCTTTGGCATCGATGACGTGGACGCCTGCCTGAAGTGGCTGAAGGCGCACAAGTCCATCGAACTGATGGACCTGAAGGATGCCGACATTCCCCACTACAAGCAGCGGCTGGAAAAGATGCCCGACGCGGAATATTGGGTCGAGGTCAAGCGCCTGTACACCGTGGTGCAGAAACGCTGGTATGAGGTGGAAACGGACTTTTTACCCACCCGCAAGAAGTACGTGTGATGTCCCAGCGTGAGAGCAAAACGTGCGTAGGATGTGGCGCAACGTTTCTTCGCCACCCTAAGTACGGACGTGCCCAGTGGGCACAGACCAGGTTCTGTTCCGTAAACTGTTCTAACGTCGCACGTGCGACGCACGGCCAGCGCCACACGCGGCTGTACCGGGTTTGGGCCGGGATCAAGAACAGATGTCTTAACCCAAACGATGATCTTTACGCATATTATGGCGCACGCGGCATCAATATATGCGATGAATGGCGCGCAGACTTTGCTGCATTTGCAGCGTACATAGGCCCAGAGCCTGGGCCAAAATACGAAGTTGGTCGCATCAAAAACGAACTAGGCTACCAGCCTGGAAACGTGCGCTGGGAAACAAAATCACAGAACCTGCGCAACAAGCGAGACACACGCTGGATTGAGTACGACGGCAGGCGCGTGCCCCTTATCGAGGCTTGCGAGAAAACTGGCGTTCCCTACAAGCGGGCGCACGCTCGCTTGAAAGCTGGGTGGCCAATTGAAAAAGCACTGGTGCCATGAGCCAGCGCGATTCAGGATACGCCAGACAACCGAGGGACGAATACAATACTCCTAGCTGGGTCACCTACGCGCTCAAACCGCACCTGCGGCCACTACAGCGGGTCTGGGAGCCGTCTGCAGGTGGGGGCAAGATGGTGCGCGCACTACAAGCGATGGGGTTCCAGGTCGAAGCCTCCGATATCGCCACCGGTACCGACTTCCTGTTTACCCCCGGCCGCGATGACGTCGAGGCCATCATCACCAACCCACCTTTCGGCTATGCGCAGGAGTTCATCCATTGCGCGCTGCGGCAGACGCAGCCGAGCCGTGGCCTGGTGGCCATGCTGCTGGCCAGCGACTACGACCATGCGTCAACGCGGCAGCATCTTTTCTCCAGGTGCCCAGAGTTTGCCAAATGCGTGGCGCTGACTCGGCGCATTGTCTGGTTCAAGCGCCCGGGTGAGAAGCCG